TATGTTAGGCCGCAAGATACCATTCTTCTATGAATTGGAACTAGAGAAATTCAAGTACTCACAAGAAGTTATCGACACTGGTGTGGAAGACATTGATGATGTAATGATTCAATCAAGTTACACACTAGACTTGACTACTGGTACTGGAACTGGAACATATGAAGCTAGAGAAGTTGTATTTCAATCTACAGATAATACACAAGCAAATGCGTGGGTTGTGGCCTTAGTACAAGAATGGATTAAGCCAGATGACTCGCTAAAGGTCACAAATATTGCAGGTGAATTCCGTGACAACGTTGCAATCATTGGTGCAACAAGTAATGCAAGATACTTTTTGGCATCTTATGATCCATTAAAAGATAGTACAAAAAATGAAAGTTATGACAATTCTTACTTCTTTGATACTGCCAATAATATTATTGACTTCACTGAAACCAATCCGTTTGGAAAAATTTAATGTCAACATATAATCGTGTCATAAGAAAACTGGTTGTAGGATTTGGTAATCTATTTGATAGCATTACTTTGTATAGATTTAAACCAGACCTTACAGAATCGGAAAGATTTATTGTTCCTATTGCGTATGCAAGTAAAGAACGTTATGTCATGCGCCTTGAAGAAGATTTGAATCTAGATAAAAAAGTTCAATTGACTTTACCTCGTATGTCATTTGAGATGGCCGGATTATCATACGATTCAAGTAGAAAACAAAACACAAACATTAAAAACTTTTCAGGAACTCCACCTTCAGGAATACTTTCACAATACAATCCAGTACCATACAATTTCGATTTCAATCTTTATATCTATGTACGTAACATAGAAGATGGTACACAAATCATTGAACACATTTTACCATTCTTTACACCAGACTATACGATTAAATTAAACCTTATTCCTGAGATGGGAATTATCAAAGAGGTTCCTGTTATTTTAAATTCCACACAACATGAAATTACTTATGAAGGTGGTAGAGAAAATGAAACTCGAATGATTGTTTGGACATTAAACTTCACAGTCAAAGGTTTTATATTTGGTAAGGTTACAGAGACTAGTGTTATCAATCGTGCCTTTGTTTCTGTATACAACTTAGTATCACAAGAAGAAGTAATTGAATTTTACATGAACTTAGATTCTGGTTACGGAACTTATAAAGTGGGTGAAAAAGTATATCAAGGTTACACCTCAGATGATGCAACCGCAACAGGCATGGTTGTACAATTTACAGATAATGTATTGAGACTAAAAGAACTAACAGGAAACTTCGTGTCAGACAAACCTATATACGGAATTAATACTTTGGCAAATTACAACTTTACATCATACAACTTGAACCCATTGAAATTCGTTGAAGTCGATTCGATTGGTAGAGTTAGTACAGATATTGACTACATGTCAGTTGATAAAGAAGACGCTAAGGCTGATAACACATTGGGTGAAGTTACTACAATCAATAAAGCTGCAAATCAGTAAACAAAACGAGAGAAATAAATGGCTAAACAAACTATCAATATTGGTATTAGAGCAAATGATGGCAAAGGCGATTCATTAAGAACGGCTTTCACCAAAACAAATAACAACTTTACTGAGTTGTATACTACAGTTTCTTTTAACTCCAATACATCGAACACATATTATGAAACCAACCAAGAGTTGGCACAGAATGCTTTCAACAAAGCAAACACTGCTTCGTTGGGTGATATTTTATTTGATAAAACCACAATGTACAGTAATACAAAGGTTGAAATTGGTACCGACCCGCATGAACATAGAGCTTGGGGTATGTTGTTTGGTCAACTAGATACACAAGCCAACAATGCATATGGTCACAGTGTTGCTTTTGATTCTGCAAATAACATTGTTGTATCAATGACAACACAGAATGAAGTCACTGGTTTACCACAAGCAACAGTTATTAAATTTGATCCGTATGGTACCATTTTCTGGAGAAAATCTGTGCCTGCATCCAATGTTAGTGGCACATTGGTAGCAAGTTATGGCGATTCAGTAACAGTTGATGGAAACAACAACATATACTTATTGACAAACATTCCTTCTGACAGGTCAACCCGTGTTACAAAATTTAATTATCTTGGACAAAATGTTTGGAACACTTTAGTTACAGATTCAATTGGTTCTAAAGATATCTGTGTTGATGATGAAGATTTTCCATATTATACTGGTGAACACAACTTAATTACAGGCCTTGATATTACAGGCGAATTGTATTTTACATTTTATAATGCAGGTGCAGCTGCAAACGCATCAGTTATTATTGCTTTACCTAATCGTGGTGGTTTGTTAGTTGGCTCAGCAAACGGCCAAGTGCATAAGTTTGATACAGAAGGTGTTTACATTAGAACAAGTAATGTTAACAAATATGGAAACACAATCATTGGACTAAGTTACGATTCTTCAAATAACTGGTATGCTGCAACAAATACAAACATTTATATGTTTAGAGCAAACAATCAATTAGTTTGGGAAAAAGAAATAACTGGTGTAACATCACCACAAATTAATTGGATTAAGTATAGTAATAATTATCTATATGTAAACGGAACAACCACAGACCCTAATAGTAAAACTGGATTCATTAATTACAAAGTGCTTGCGGCCAATGGTTATCTTGCTTGGGCAAATTCACTTCAGGTTCCAGGTGCAGGTCAAAATATTAGACTTGGCCACAGACAAATGGATGTAAAAGGTGATTTTCTTGTTGGCACTGGATATGCGTATCCTAATGGTAGTTCAAAAGCAATTGCAATTACGTATGAATTACCGATAGATGGAACTTTACCTGGTGTCTATGCATATTCAAGTTCAACCAAGTGGGGTGATTTTACATACGTGACTGTACCATCCGCAGCCACTACAACAAGCACAACAGTTGGAAGTGGAAACACAACAGTAACACTTGCTATCAATACAACATATTCATATACAATGAATGCTGTTACTTATCAAAATCCTAGTCCAGAAAATGAACAAACGGTTGATTATTTTAAAGAACAATGGGAATTTACAAGCAACGGAACAATTGTTATACCTTCTTCAGGTTCAAGTAGTGTAGCTTTAGACTTAAGTGGAAAGTCTTTTGCAAATGTTGCAAGTATTCAATTTGCAAACAATACAATTCAGGTTGGTGCTTCTGTACCTTTGGCCAACCTAAAGGTACTGGTTGCAGCATCATCCGATTTTAACGATTTTAAGAGTAGAATCGCAGCACTATAAACTAAGTTAAAAATATGAATACGTTTGACAAAAACATGGAAAAATTATTTGATGTGACACCGGTAGAACAAGATGTAAAACCTCTCTTACCGGCAGTTGTTAAGACTGAAGAAGGTCCGGATTTAAAAACGGACTTACAAGACGCATATCAACAAACTAAAGATAATCTGCAAGAGCTGATTGATAATGGTAAAGATGCAATGGAAGAACTTCGGCACATTGCTGCAGCAGGACAACATCCACGGGCATTTGAAGTTTATGCAACACTGTTAAAAAATGTGGTTGATGCAAACAAAGAATTGCTTGCAGTACAAAAACAAATGCGTACAATGGATGGTAAACAAAAAGAAGGTGATACCAAAATTGATAAAGCAATTTTCGTTGGCTCGACCGCTGAATTAAATAAACTTTTAAAAAGTAAAGAATGATTGATAATGTCGATTTAAAATTTGGTGAAGCGTACCGAGATAATCCATTACTTAAAAAAGCCGGTGTTAAGGTAGAGTATACACAGGAACAAGTTGATGAATATATAAGATGTGCCAAAGACCCTGTTTATTTCGCAAAAAATTATATCAAGATTGTTAACGTTGATGAAGGTCTAATCAACTTTAAGATGTGGCCATTTCAAGAAAAGATGTTAAAACTTTTCAAGGACAACCGGTTCGTTATCACTAAATGTCCTCGACAGGTTGGTAAAACTACAACCACGGTAGCGTACATGTTATGGGCAACCATATTTACAGACCAACAAAACTGTGCAGTTCTAGCAAACAAGGGTGCTTTGGCTCGTGATATTTTGTCCAAATACCAACTTGCATATGAAAATTTACCAATGTGGTTGCAACAAGGTATCGTTACGTGGAACAAAGGTAACGTTGAACTAGAGAACGGTTCTAAAATTGTTGCTGCATCTACATCATCATCTGCAATTCGTGGAGGCTCTTTTAACATTGTATTCTTGGATGAATTTGCTTTCGTGCCAAACAATATTGCGGAAGAATTCTTTAACTCCGTTTACCCTGTAATTTCATCAGGTAAAAAGACAAAGATTATTATTGTGTCCACACCAAACGGTATGAATCTATTTTACAAGTTGTGGATGGACTCAATCAACAAGAAGAATAACTATGTTAACTTTG